CCCAACTCCCGCTGAAGTCCTCTGACCGAAGCGTCAAGTTCGGTGACCTAAACTACTTCGCTAATGTCTGGAAGCCCAAGCCGTTTGGTGACAACACCGAAATCAGCCCCCGTGACCTCCGTGTCAAGGCTGAAGCCGAACGCCTCTGGGCTATCGCCAATGGTGACATCGAGCCTCCGACTGCAACCCAAGACGAAGTTCCGTTCTAATTCTAACCCTAACCAATAAATCCTATGTCCTCCCTAGAAGCCAAACAGTATCTGAATACTAACTACATCATCCTCAGCGATGGTCGTGTTGCCCGTCTCCTCAAGCCTACGAAGATTCACCAGCAGACTTACATCAACTTCATTATCGAGAAGAAGATGAAGCGTGTGAACACGCAGGAACTGTCGAAGATGTTTGCTGAAGCAGACAAGAATGGCGTACAGTATTAAGTCCCACGGGATTTCCTACCTTCGCCACGCAGTCTCGCACAGAAACAAGAAACTGAATTATATCAGTCTCCCTGTGGATAAAGCACAAGAAATCCTAGACGCATCCAACGGCTTCCAACCCACGCAGGGAGAGTATACTCTTAGGAGTAACTCCCTCAAGGGTGCGGCTGTGGTGCTGGCTATGGATGCCAAGGAACTCCTTGAGCGTCTCAACTCACCTACCCCGTCCAAGATTCTCAGCGACTTGGCTGAGGCTCGTTGTAAGATTAAAGATTTACAAGAAGCAGGAGACAACCTAGTTAACGGAAAGTTAAACCAAGAATCCATCAAGGCTTGGGTACGCACTAAGGCTCTATGACATCTCTAGACGCATACCGACTCGCCCTAGTCGAAGGGCTGACAGCCAAGCAAGCGGGGGCTAGGTTCAATCTTAACCATACTTCCATTGCTAAGTGCAAGACCCGTTACAATCTTCCTACTCTGAAAAACGAGTGGGAGGCTGGCTACGAAGAACAGTTAGGAAAGTTTGATGACAGGCAGTTGCTCAAGTACTACGACCTTCTTCTTATCCCTAAGAACCAACGCTCCGTGCGTGAGTTCAATGTATGCAAAATGCTTTTACAGAAGCGTAAACTATGCCCCCTCTAAGCGACTATGCAAAGCAGTTACTTGCACTCCCAAATGAGCAGAGACCTAGCGGAAGAAGTTCGCTACCGAAACGAACGGGTAGCGTTCTGGCTGGAAAAAAGCAGACAGGCTGGGAGCGTTCTATCACCGCTTCGTGCTTTGATGCCAACAAAAGCAGGTGGGCTAGACTTTTTGCTAAACCTCTGAACAAATGGACACCCCAAAGTTAGTGTTCTACGAACATAGTTTTGAAGACCCAATCAAGACTAGCCTTGCAAAGAGCGTATTGAATCTAGGCAACGAGTGCCGTGCCTTGGCAGAGGAGAACACCCGCCTTAAGGCTGAAGTCAGTATGCTTGAGGGGCGTGTACGCTACTGGAAGATTGAGGCTGAGTGCGACCACGGACGCTGGATGCGGACGCTGGAAGACCTTGAACACCTGCGTAACCTAAAATGATTCACGAATTCCGCAACCCAATCCCAGTCAGCACCGACATCGGCTACGGCTGGCTGATGTATGTGCGGGATGGCGGGACTTGGTCTAACGACATCTTTGCTATTGTATTTGAAAAAGACGGAGTTATCCGTCATATGCGTACCGACCAATTCAAGGTCTTGCGTAACGACACATTCGATATTTCCAATGAGCAAACTAATTAAGTTCGTAGCCGTGGGCGATAACCACGGAGACCACATCGATGAAGATGTTGCCAAGCAATTTTACAAATTCCTAAAGTGGTTCGACCCAGACGAGGTCATCCACCTTGGAGACAATTTCGATTTCCGTTCTATCCGCAGGGGTGCAGGACGGAAGGAAGAAGATGAATCTCTGGTCGCTGATGTCAAGGCTGGCAAGGAATTTATCACCCGTGTCCAGCCTACTATTTTTCTAAACGGGAATCACGATGACAGACTCGACCAAATCATCAACGGCTCTACGCACGGGATGATGGTTGACTACTGCCACGACCTCAAAAGCGATATCCGCAATCACCTAAAGAAGAATGGTTGCAAGAAGATTTACGATTACCACGCTGAAGAAGGTGTGCATCGTCTAGGCAAGGTTGCCTTCGTACACGGCTATACCTGTGGTGTCCGTGCCGTAGAGGAACACGCAATCCATTATGCCGAACCGCAGGGTGCTGTCATTATGGGTCACTTGCATTCTATCCAGCAAGTCAACGCCCGTAAGCATATGGGTGCTGTAGGCTTCTCTGGTGGATGCCTATGCCATAAGTCCCCCGACTACGCTAAGAACCGCCTAGCGACCAGCAAGTGGGGGTCTGGATGGACTTACGGGTTCACCCAAGGCAATGACTGGAAGGTCTGGCAAGCCCATCGTGTGGGAAAAGAATTTATCTATTCTGTAAAAGGACTATGAGCGTAAAACGATATAAGGTAGAAGAACTGAATTGTTGCTTTGATGCCGATATGGTTGAATCTCCTGCAGGGGAATATGTTGAGTATTCCGACTACGCTAGCCTCAAGGCCGAGGTCGAGCGGCTGGAGAAACAGGTTAACAACCTTATCGCCAGCCTTCAAAAGTCGCACGATGAACACGGCAAAGCACTCTACAAACTAAAATACAAAAAATGAGCCAGCAACACCTCGACAGAAAAACTGTCCTCAACCTCGTCTATACGCAACAGGCTACTCGTATGGCTGACGCTTACGAAACCCTGCTTGCAGACTTTTCCAAGATGACCGCTTGGGGTCGAGGGCTTGAGTCCGACCTGTCCCACGCAAGGGTCGAAATCTCGTTCCTCAAGTCAGAAGTGGAACGCCTGTCTGCCGCCGACTCTTACCTCCAAAACGCAAATGAATACGCATATGAGAAGCGTTGCGATGAGTTGGAGGCCGAGGTCGAGGCACTTAAACTGTGGTCGCTTTTGACTGCCGTAGATGTGATGGCATTTATCAAACTCAAGGAAGAGAACTCCCGTCTCAAGGAAAATGTTGAGATGTGGAAACTTAGGTCTGACAATTGGCAGAAACTTTGCCAGATGTACAAGGAGGGCAAGCCGAGCGTATGAGAAACCCAATGGACTTCACTCCTCCCGAACACTACAGGGAACTTGACCGACAGGCTCGATACTACCGCAAGGAAAGACTTGTAGTTAATATCCTGCTTGGAGTTGCTTGGGTTGTTTCGGTAGCCGCCGCCTTAAAGATTCTATTCTTCCGATGACCCCTAAAGACCTCAAGGCTATGGAGAAACTGTTTGGTAAAGCAGTATGTGAGAAGCCAGAAAAAGGCTTTTACACACGCAGGGAAATCCAGAAGTTGTGGAATCTTTCTGAGCCTATCATCTCCCGTAAACTAAACATCGCCCTCAAGAATAATCTTCTTGAAGTCCGTATGTATCGTGTGAAGTCTGGCATGGTCACTCGCCCTATCCCTCACTACCGAATCAAATGAGCAAATCCAACGACCAACTCCTTAAGGAATTCTTAGCCGACATCGATGAAGATATCGTTGTCGCAGATGGTCTGCCTCACGCATTCATTGGACTAGCCCAGACTGAGGAAGGTACAGTCGCTGTGTATTCCACGGAGCGTATCATGGCTCACTTGATGGAGCAAGACATGATGGACTTCGATACTGCTGAAGAGTATATGCACTTCAACATTCTGAATGCTAAAGCCCCTCAGCGGAATCCGATTTATGTGGATATTGTTCCAGAGGAGTTTTGGAAATGAAATTCGGAAGTTATATCGGAAGTAAACTTGAAGAAGGTATGCTAGGTAAGGACTGGGGGTTCTTTGCCTTTGTCTTCTTTACTAGCATCCTGCTTGGAACTCTTATTGGACTTGTCCTTGTAGATAGCGACAGCGATTCCAATCACAGACACACCCATTGGCACTCCCACAATCCAAGCGAACCAAGTGGTATCGAATATCCAAGCGGAAGCCATAGCCAGCATCCCGCCAGCCATAACAATGCCAGCGGATTTCTTGAAGGGTGTAAATGCAAGTGCCAGCAAGCCAGCGGTAAATAGTCCTAGACCAGCGGTGCTGAACTGCCACAAGACCTTTTGCTTGAACTCAGCGTCAGCCCTAGCGTGAGCCTCTTGTATCTCAAAATCCTTCTGCTCTACCATAGCGTATAGGGCTGTAGTCTCAGCATCGACCTTAGATGCCTCTTTCTTGTCCTTCTCTATAGCCTTAGAGTCGTTTTCTTTTAAGATACGGGTATACTCCTCAACCTTGGTAACGGAGGGCTTAGACACCCCAGAGAGGCGGGTCACTTGGGCTTCGACAAGTCCTCGTACATTTCCTTGAGCGAGGTTAGGAACGACAGCAGTAAGGGCAGAAGCGGAATCAGAGACAATAGATTCGACCTTGTCGATGTACTTGTCTTTCTCTTGGTTTTTCGTTTCAACGGGAATAGGGGATTGGGAGATGGTAGAACAACCGCAGAGAAGTAATGCTAGTAATGTATATTTCATTTAGTTTGTTTGATGAACTTACGCTTTAGCCACTCAAAGATATCTGGGGCTAATGCACCAGCAGAAGAGTATATAATACCTTTGTACATGGCATCCATAGGGGCGTGGTTGATGGCGAAGTAAATCAGCGTACCGACTATTGAGCCAGCGATTACCTTGCGTACAAAAACAACTGCTTGCCACTTCTCTTCTGTGATTATGAATCTAGCAACAGCACCCAACGCTCCTAGGACAGCCACTATCCAGCCGCCTTTCTTGAAGTCTTCGGCTGTTTCTATAATGCTAGGGTCAACAGGACTCACTTAGGCTCGTCCCTTTGGACTCTCCGCTTGGCTTGGTCGAGGTTAGTGTAGATACCTACCATAGCCTTCTGAGGGTTATAGACCTTGAACTTATCTCCGCTGACGATGATAAGGTATCCAACTGTGTTCTTGATTACAGAGCCGACAGTAGTCTTCTCAGTAGCCCAGTCTCTCCAGCCTTCAGCGGGTTTGTAGCGAGCGTTAATGTCGAGTTCGTTAACGACATCAATGCCCTCCCATTGACCTCCCATCGCTTGTCTTCTCTTGATGATTGTGCTGGCTTCTTTCTGAGAAACAGGTCTAGAGGACTGGTAAGAGCCATCTCTTGCAAGCATCCTAGTATCTCCAATGACCTTTTCACGAACCCTAACAGGAATACCCTCTGGATTCACAATCTGCCCGTCTACATATTTGACACCCATAGAACGAAGGCGTTCAGACATTTCGCTGTATAGAGCATAGGACAACTTGTTGCCTCTGTATTCTGGGGCTATGTTGCTAGAGAGTGTTGCGACCCTGCTGTTATGGTCTATCTGAGCCGTGATGTGACCGACATCTATGGTCTTTCCTTTCTTGGAATTGTCCTGCATTCTGATGCGGACATTCTGTGCGTTAGGATTGCGATAGCCACCCATGCCACCTCTGTCGATGAACTCGATATTATAGCCCTTGAGCCTGTCGGGGTTTTCTTCAGCCCACTTGCCAATAAACTTGGTTTTGAACTCTTTGCTCTTTGGGTCATAGATACGACCACCTTCATTAGCCTCGACTGGCTTATAACGGATATCCTTCTTCGTCTTGTCAAAGCGTTCAGACAAAGGAATCTCCTTACCAGCGTCATCGTAGGTGAAGTCATCGGCAGACTTAATCTGCTCAGAATCAAAGACAGAGATATGTCTTCCGTCCTTAATGCCGTCATAGCCCATTTCTTTGAGCATTGCGGCTCGCTCGTTTCTTTCAAATAACTGGAACAAGGGATTGTTACCACGCTTTTGCTGTCCGACTATAGACAGCATTTGATATGCCTTGTCTGGGTGTCTAGAGTATTTGTCGAGGTACTTCTTTAAGATAACTTCTTGTTCTGGCGTGAACGGGATAGCCTTTGCGTTTGAAGAGACATCGTAGGGGTTGTCCATCTTCACAAAAGCCGTTATGACTCTGTTCTTGCTTTGGTCTCCAACCCAAGCCTTCTTGTAGTGTTCAGCATCTAGCGGGTCAGAAGACAAGTAGAACATATTTCCAGACTCTCTGCCTTCGCTTGCTCCAACAGAATGGTTTCTAGGAGAAGACTTGAACTCCGTGAAATCCTTGTTCGTTCCGTGGTAGTAGACAGTAGTTCCGTATCCCGCTTCCTTGGCTCTCTGCATGACTTCTTCCCTAGGCTTTGCCATCATTCCAGTACTGTCCTGCATCCCAGCCTTGCTCTTGTATGTAACTACCTTAGCACCTTCTTGGGAGAAACCAAAGTCAGCAGTATAGTCCTTGTATACTTCGTTTCCTCTTTTGCTTAACTTAGGCTTGCCGTCTTCATAGATTGGAGTCTTAGAAGGCACGGGCTTTCCTTCAGCCGTGTTCATAACCTCTCTAACATTTCTAGGTTCTTTAAAGAGGATTAACTGGTGGTCGCTGGCATCAACAGTTTTTAATGCGTGGCTGTAAGCATCATGGGCTGATGTATTATCAATCTTAACCTTAGACTGAATTTTGATAGCACCATATACATCATTCTGCTTTACATCCTTAAGGGCAGGGTCTGAGAACAATTCGCTGATTGCTTCAATCATTCCACTCTTAGTAAAACCCTTTGAGTACTGGTCTCCAAAAGTAGCCTTGAGGTCTGCAATTACTTGAGGCTTATCCTTAAACTGATTCTTCTTATCTATCGTATCCTTGAACTTATACGCTTCAGCAATGTTGCCGATAAAAGCATCAACAAAATGACCTCTTCCCTTGAACGAAGAGTCATCTCTGGCAAAGAATAGTTCGTGAAGTCTTGCTGGTAACGCATCGCCAGCGAGCGTCTTATTGATGTCTATCTTCGAGCCTGTTTGTTTTTCCGTGAAGTGAAGTGCCTTAATGATAGAATCTCTGAACACGCCATCTGGAATAATTCCATTGTCACGCATCTTTTCTAACACATTCATTGCACCTCTTGCACCATTCTCTGATGTGAGGATTTTTCCTGCTTCAGATTTAGCCAGAGTAATGTATACAGTCGGCTTGTAATCGGGATTAACCTTTCCGTCTGGAAGCATACCATTTCTTTTGATGTCCAAATCTATGGCGTTGTTGATGTATGAAGCAAGTTTACTAGCCGCACCTTTGTTGCTTGCCCAAAGACCAGCGTTAGCATCATTGGCTGTGGAGTAGAACACACCTCCTTGACCCTTAAAGATTTCTTTTCCGTCAGCAGAGATAACTCCAACTAGGCTGTTATCTGGATTGATAGTAACAGCAGTTTTGTCAGATAGGTCTTGAACATTTCCGTACACAATTCTGCCTTCTTTGAGAGCCTTGGCAAATCCTCCGTTGCTATTGTATAAGTCCTTGTTCCATTCAACAGGTTTGAAGTTTAACTTAAGTTCTTTGCCTCCTTTAAGCACACGCCCAGTTTCATCTGAGCCACGGGGGACTTGCTCTCCATCAAACGAAGTATCGATGACCTTGATGTTGTCAGCCATGAAGTCTTTGAAGACAACAAAAACATTGTCACGCTCACCACCATCAGCAAATCGCTTGAAGATAATTCCATCGTGACCAGCCTCTATTGCTCGCTTCATATGAGGGCTGATAAAATGTTCTTCGTATGAGCGAGGGTCTACAACAACATAAGGATTATCCATACGGATAACATTACGAAGTTGCATATCAACTTGAGGATGATTAGGACGATTCTGCTTATACAGACTATCAATTTCCTTGAATTTGTTTCTTATTTCTGGAGAAGCCCAGTCCATACGCCAACCAGCCGCATCAACCATATCAAGAGAAGCCATCTTATGGAACTCGTTAATCTGACTAGGAACAAACTTTTCTAAAGGCTCTCCATAACCTTGAGCAACAAGTTGCTGATATCGTTCAACTACTTCTGGTGTTATTTCTACTTTCTTAGTCCAAGAAGAGAAAATCTTATTACCATAAGTTTTAATTATGTCGTGGTATTCTGCGTTTCCTTTAGCCCACTCATCATTTAATGTATTAACTATTTCTTGATTGTACTTTTCAACAAGTTTTCTTTCTTTTTCACCAAGATTTGAAACTTCAATAAGTCTATCTTCAAAACTTATATTATAACTTTGAGGTCTCTTAGCATAAGCCTTAGAAGTGTTTTGAGACCCAGCAGAGAACGAACCCATCCGAGAGGAGGGAATGTCGTAGTGAGAACCTAATTTATCAGCCGCATATAAGCGAGCAAGCATTAGTTCAACTTTGCCAGTTCCGTGAGTTGTAACAGCAACAAACGGCTTTCCAGTTTGAATTTTATCATCGTACTCACTAGCAAACAGAGCCTCTAATAAACCGCTATAATCTTTTTGGTTAGCGGCTGCTTCAACTATACCAGCAAGCATATCTGCTTTTTCTTGTTTAGAAACATTCTCGTAAAGAGGGCTACTTAACTCTCCCCAAATAGGGTCGTGAATTGCTTCGTGATTTTGTTTCTTCCACAATTCAATACCATCTTCAACAGTCATAAGACGATTTGCTTCTTTTAAGGAAGCCTCAGCCCACATATCATATTGATACACTTGTGCTTTGTGTTCTGCGTCTGCTTGAAGAAGAGCCATTTTTCTTGACTGTTCTTTTGTATATTCAATTCCTTTGTTTAATTCAAAAGTATTATATTCTGAGTTATTTATGTATGCACCTTCTGGTGTTGTTACAAACTCTTTGTGAGGATTCACATTTTTAGTACTTGTTTTCCATTCTTCAAAAGAACGAGCAACTCCGTACTTTGCTTTTAATTCATCAATCTTTTTGTTGTGAGCATCTATGAATTCACTTTTTCCTTTTTCATATTCCTGCTCCTGTATAGTAAGGTCACGCATCTTACTATTGTATTCATCTCTTACAGACTGATTTTTTTGAAGTTGGGCTTCAGCCAAAGCAAGAAGTTTTTCTGGATTTTCAGCCGCTTCTAATGCTCTCTGATAGATATGTTCGTCTCTTGTTTGACGAAGAAGTGTTCGTTTACCAACAAAACCCTTCATTTCATCTAAAGCAAAAACATCACCTAATTCAATGGCACGGAGTCTTTGCTCTCTGCTAAGAGGTTTGAATTGAGTAGCCTGTTTATCTTGGAACTCTCTATCCTTAATAACTGCGTTCCGTGTATTGTCGTATATGGAATTAGAGAACTTTTCGCCAGCCTTAGCCGCTTGTTCAATGTTATCAAAAGTGCCAATCTTTAACCCAGCAGATGTGAATGCTTTAACAGAGCCGTCAGCATTCTTAATGAACTTGAATCCTGTGGCGTGTGTAATGATTTCACCAGTTCCAGTCTTTTCAGCCTTCATCTCAGAAGGTTTCCAATTACGGCTTAAAAGTTTAAATGCGTTATCGTGGTTGTAGTTGTAACGCTCCGTACCGCTTACACGGAATGAAGAGATACCATCGTTGTTAAAGGTGGTAACGCTGTGTCGAATTCCAAGGGGAATCTCAGCAATAGGTCTGTTGATGTAAGCGTCACCTTCGTTCTTAGCCATGCCAAGCATCTGGTGCAGAGCATCTCTACGCTTGCTACCATTGCCATCTGTCCAGAGTTCAGCAGAAGGTCTCTTGCTAGTGTCTGAATCGGGCTTAGAAGCATTCTCAAGGTATCTAAAGAAGTCTTGCTCCATAGCACCTCGGTTACCTTGCCAGAGGTCTTGGATTGCAGAGTCCTTCCAGAGATTGTCTCCACGGGCTTCAATGACAGCCTTGTCAAGCGTGTGGAAGAGAGCGTGGAATGTGCCGTTCTGTCCGACCTTTAAGTCAACGCCTAGCAGGATAGCCTTTCGGTGCTTGAACGAGACATCGTCTCCAAAGAGTCTAGGATAGGAGGCATCTGTGATTTGCTCTGTCTTTCCGTGGTAGCCGAACTCAGCGACATTAGACTGCTTGCCGTCAAGGATGTCGTAAGCCATCTTAAGTTTGTTAACCCAAGCCCTGTTGACATGACCGCTCTTCACGATGGCATCCATTTCAGCATCGTTAAGTCTACCGATGAAGTTACCGTCACCATCGACAGCACGATTAGGATTAATGCCCTTTAGAATCTTATAGATTTCCTTGCCAGCAATAGCGTTAGCCTTAGCCGCTTCTCGTCTGCTTAGACGAACAGCACGACCTGTATTGTCAATCCTGTGGGTATTTCTAATGCCGTTAGCATTTACATATTGAGCCTGTCCTTCTTGGCTGAGTCTATTGATGTCAAAGTTGCCTCTGTTCGTGTCAGCCGTTGCACGGATGAAGTCACGATTGAAGTAATCAAGAGAAGAGACACGGATACGCTTACCGCTTTCTGTCTTAAAGCCGCCATCGATTTCACCTTCAGCGAGTTCACCAAATCTGAACTTAGGGTCTTTGGACTGGAATGTGCGTTCCCAGAAATCCAGCCATCCGTTCTTAGCACTATCCATCAGACCACGGATGCCTTCAAGTTTACCACCTCTGAAAAGGAAGTCGGGGGACTGTGCTTTGAGCCAGTTCTGGAAGTAATAAGCACCGAACTCTTCGACATACTGGTGAAGGGTTGCAATGGCTTCTGGAGAGATAGTCTTAGCCTCGCCAGCCGCTTCAAACTCACGGATAGCACTATTAAGTCTGGCAGACTCGTCTTTAAAATCTTCTAACTTGTCGTTGGTTAAGTCGATATATCTGCTGAAAAAGTCACGGAGTTCTCTGCGATTGACAGAGCCAGCCTTGAGGAGTTTTCCGTCCTTGTCGAATGTGCCAAGGAGGTCTTTAGAAAGGCGGTCAATGAAGTCGGGACGAAGGACGCTTTCCTTGAAGATAGCGTGGAAGAGTTCGTGAGCCGCACCATCCTTACTGAGATTATCAAGGCTTAAGTGAACTTCAATAGCACCAGTAGCATCACGCTTGAGAACAAAGCCTTCGTTGCCAGCGTACATTCCAGCGGTAGGCTGGTCATCGTTAGCATTAAGTCTGCGAGGTCTAAGGTTGCCATCCTTATCTAAATATCCATCAGTTGCCAACTTGTTACGGAGCATACGACCTCTGTCGTTAAGCACTCCATCTTTACCTGTGTTATCCTTTAGGAATGTACCAAGGAGTTTTCTAGCACCAGCAACATCGCCAGTAGCAAAGAGGTCATTAACACGGGCTGTAGACATCTCAGCGTAGTTGATGTCTCCGTAGTATTCAGAAAGTTTCTTTCCAGCAATGCGAGCCTTCTTAGGTTCAATGACACCAGCAACAGGTCTGTTTGCTCTGCCTTCCCAGATTTTACGCTGGTGGGCATCTGCTTCTGCTAGTGTCTTTGCATCAGCCTTGCCAGTCCATTGCTTGTATTCTTCTTTAACCGCTTCAATGTGTTTAATTCTTTCAACAATTTCAGAACCTTTTCTTCCGCTTTCGCTTTGAGGGTTTGTTAAATCAAGACCAGCAAGTTGTTGCCTTAATAAAGGGGTGTTGTTTTCGGGATTAGAAGGGTCAAAGTACTCGTTGTTTCTATCGAGCCACTCTTTGAAATTCTTGTTGTTAACCCTGTCAGCGTACTCAATTCCATTAGCCTTAAGGAATTCGGGGTCTCCATGATTCTTGATAGCGTCAAGCATCACCTGCTTCTGCTCGCCATCGAGACGAAAGAAAGCCTTACGCAGAGCGTGGTCTTGAGGAAGCGATGCCAAATGCTTCATAAAGCCATCTGGGTCTCCAGCGAACTGGTCTCCAACTTGAGAAAGGAATCCAAGAGCACGACCTCTGACTCTGCGGTCTTGTCCTAATTCCTTGAACTTAACATTGGCTTCAGCAAGTCTGCCTGTTGTGATGTCGTAACCTTCGCCCTTAAGCCAGTTGACATGGTCAGCCGTATTGCGAATAAAGAACTTTGAGTTTGGAGCAACCTTATCAATGCCAGCAATGATACCATCGATATGAGCAATGTACGACCTGTCACCAGATACTTCAGCATTCTTAACTAGGGCTTCAAAAGCAGTAGCCTTATCTGGGTCAATGGTCTTAAGTCCTTCAATGACCATCTTACGCTGGATAGCAACACGCTCATAGAGTGTGCCATTAGTTACATCAGCAACTACTTTACCAGCAGTAGCACCAACGCCACCAAGAGCAATACCAGCACCAAGTCCGTGGGCAAAGCCTTCTTCGCCACCAGATAGGTATCCAAGTGTACCGCCAATCATTGCCCCATGAGCCGCACCTTGAGTGACAGCCGCACCATAGGTAAACATAGGGTCAACCGCATCAAGAACTTTTAAAAGACCCTTAGCGTGACCAGAAAGATTAGGTGTATTCTCAAGGGCTTCTCTAGCCCAAGAGTTAATGCCACGCCCGAACTGTCTGTTCTTCAGCATGGTTTCACCGACAGCACTAATGGCTTCACCAAAACCTCCAGCCGCACCAGCAACAACACGGGTCTCAGCAATAGCACTAACATACGGAATAGTATGACCAGCAAATCCAGCCGCAGTCATAGGAAGTCCGCTAAGTTTAAGGGTCTTGCCAATGTCTTCAGCCGCCATACCTGTGGTAGCCGCAATAGCAGTAGAACCACGCTCAATACCAAAATCAATAGTGTTTCTAACAGCACCACCAAGGAACTCAACAGGAGCACCAACGCCCCATTTAAGCGTTCCACCAATAATTCCATTCTTAATTGCTGCCGCCTTAGCACCAGCAACCATCATCTTTTCTCCCATTCCAACGGCTCTCATGCCAGCAGAAGCAACTTGACCAAACGGAATAAACAAAGTAGGGTCAGCGATATAAGAAGCGGCTTGAACGACCTCAGCGTTAATGGAGTCTTTGTCCATAACCAAGGTTGTCTTGCCAGTCATCAATTCTTCCGAATGACGGTTGAAAGCAAGAGCCTCCATGTATTGATTATATCTGTCTTCTTTAGAACCTGTTCCGCTTAGGAAGTTTTTAAATCTAAATAATTTGCTGGTGGGGTCAGCAGATTGAGCCGCCATACCATAGAAGTTTCTTGTGCCTTGAGCAAAACCTTCTGCAACATTGGCAGGGGTCTTTGATAAGACATCAAGGGGATGGTCAGCAATAGCACCAACGGCACGACTTAAGTCACCCATTACCTGTTCAATACCAGCACCAATTCCTTCAATGATGTTTACTTCGTGGTTTTTATGCCAAGACTCAATTGTATCAAAATCTTCAAGAGTAGGATTATAACCGCTTTGAATTCTTTTGTTTAATTCCTCTCCAGTAGGAGGTGCAGTTAAACGCTGAAGAGCCGCTTCACGCTGGCTTTCTGGAAGAGACTGAAGATACTTATCAACCTCGATATCTCCTGTTATGCCTTGTCCTTGTTCTTGAGGTTGAGTTTGTCCAGCCCCCTCAGCATTGATAAACTGAGGCTGGGGTGCATAAAGGTCTGCCATAATGGTTTATTATGTTATTGTTTAGGAATGTCGAGCAATTACTTATTAGGATGGGCGGCATTATATGCCTGTTCTCTAGCACTAATTCCACCAGCATTTTGGAGACGCTCACGAAGAGCACCCTCAACATTTCTGCTGTTTCCTTGCCTGTGGACTGTAAGACCATATATAGCAGGAACATCTTGGATAGAGTCTTTAACACGATTAAGAATAACCATGAGTTTGGCTCTGTCAGAAGATTCAAGCGACCAGATGTCAGTAGCACCAGCAACAACATCATTGATAAGTTCCTGTTCATAGTTAGAAACAGTACCCACACCAATAATTTCATTTCTAAGAGCCGCCTTAATAGCAGGGAGAAGAGCCTTAGCCTCACCTCTAAGGGAAGGGCTAAATCCTTCACCAAACATATCGTTAATCTCAATCAGTCTTTCAATAGACTTTTCAGAATGGGCAAGGCTTCGGTATTCAGTTCTGAACTTAGCAAGTTCTGTAGTCGTGCCTTCAAAGTTACCAGACAGGAAAACACCAGAATTGGCAAACTCCTTGGGCGTACCATCTGGGTTGCTAAATCTGTAGGCGGCATTTTCACCCGCTTCCTTGGCTGTAAGAGGCGTTCCAGTCTTGATTTGAGTCCATGTCTTGCCATCGTACATAAATGCCCCATACGGGGTTTCCATTGTCTTGAAGTTGGCTTCGGGCGTATTAGCCTTAAAAGCCTCGCTAAAGCCAGCAGGGACATAGCCATATTTCTTCTGGAAGAATCCAGCCATAGCCTTTTCTTGTCTGTCAACTGACATAGCAACTTCTCTCTGCTTAGTTCCAACAACAAGATTTCTATCAACACCAAGAAGTGTTTCTGTATCTGCTTGAGCCGTCTTAGCGGCTTCGACTTTAGCCTTTTGTGCAGAAACAGATACTTCTCCAGCCGTAGGTGCTTCCTTTCCTGTAGTAAGTTGGCTTTCAAGAAGACCCTTTCTCTTGAGAAGTTCTTCCTTGAGGTATTCGGCATCACCAGACTTTTCGGCTCTAGTAATCTTATCTTTGGAACGGAATGTCGTAAATGCGTCAGCAATGTTTCTCTTTTCTTCGTCTGTTAAATCTCTGGCTCTATCAACAATACCAAATGTAACAGCAGATGGCTGAGGAAGAATAGATGCTCCAAGCATAGCCATCTCGCCCATTGAGTCCTTGTTAACTTCCCTAATCATCTCTCTAGCAACTTCTGGAGTGATATTCTTGTATCTTCCTTGGTGAATAGAAAGTTGAGCAAGTTCTTGTAATCCGTATTTATTTAAACCATCTAATACTCCAGATTCAATGATGTCTTCAGTCTTAGACATCCATCCTCTGGAAACATTGTCTCCTCTTGCAATGCGTTCATCTGCTTGTGCCAGCAGAGATTCAATATTGGTTAATTCAGACTTTGCTTGTTCGTTTCTTCCAATTCTTTCGATGGCAAGGTCGGCTTCCTTCTTCTTTGCTTCATAGAAAGGAAGATACTTCTTGGCAACTTCTGGAGTTTCGTCAATTTCGTGACCACCCAAATCATAGTTTTTAAGTTTAATTTGTCCTTTTCTGATGTAAACTGTAGTGCCGTCATCCTTTTGAACTTGGTCAAAGTTTTTACCTACGAATTGATAGTAGTTGTCCTTGGCATCAATTGCCATCTTTTCAATCTGTTTACCCGTGAACTCTTCACGCTTAGGTTTCTGTCCTTTGAATTGACCAGTTAATGCTCTAATAGCATCTGTAGCGGCGGCTGACTGCTTGCTCCATCTTTCAACAGTATCTGCATTAAGGTTTGCAGGGTTTGTAGGGTCACTAGCCGCTTGTGCTTTCTTTTCCTTAACGACATCACTTGCAGACTTAGAGAGAGAATCATATAGGTCTGATTCCTTAGAATAGTCTGTGACTCCATCAGTTGTTTGTTCATTAGCCGCATAACCTTCAGCCTTTGCAATCTGGTCATTAAGAGCCGCAAGAGTTTCTGGAGCAATAGGTCTTCCCTTAATATCACGACCAGTCTTGACTGTTTTCTTGATGCTTTCTTTGTACAGTTCGGTAGCCTTGTTGATGTCAATAGCCGCACCTGTATTGTCTACAGCGTTCTGAGCGAGTTGACGGAAGTCAGCAATGTTCTGGTCATATGTCTTTCTGTCAGACCAAGGGGCTTGACCCTTAGCAATCATAACAGGGTCTGTAACGATATCCTTGAGAGGTGTAGTATTCTTAGCATCCCAGAAATCACGATTTAACTTCTCCTTACGCATTATTTCAAATGCCTGTAAGTTCTGACCTATGTCCTTGAAAGCGGCTTCAACACCAGTAACAGTACCCATCTTTTGAGACAGGGACTGAGAAGGAACTTTAGCAAGTTGCTCAATATAGGGTTGTAATGACTTTGTGAATTCAGCGTGTTCTGGACTGTTTCCGAACTGAGCCGCATACTGCTGAATTTGTGTACCTAATGCTTTAGCCTTTTCTGTTAACAGTTCATCCTTAGCCGCATTCTCATTGTACATCTGAATTCCCTTGCCGATAGAATCGCCAAAGGAAGCAAGACCCTGCTGGGTCATCTTGCCTATGTTCGCACCAGCCTCAGAGATTCCTTGAACCCCTTGAATGCCTTGCGTATATTGTTGGAAAGAAGAAGCCATAAATTTAGTTATTAACCATCATCTCTTACCCAGTTGGAAGTAAGAGAAGTATTAACAGGAGCAGGAGGAGTCTTTCCTCCAAATAATCCTTGGTTACCAAGATAAGCACCGCCAAGTTGACCAATCATAGACATCATACCAGACTGTTGACCAGCCGCAATTTGAGCATTAGCAATCTGAGTCTGAGATTGATTAGATTGGTTAGCACCATAGACACCAGCATTATACTGGGATTCTGGTTGAAAGAGTTTAGCACCAAGACCCTGTTGCATTGCTTGACCTTGGGCAATAAGACCAGTAGGACTAATCGTATTCATATTGGCAAGCAAGGGAGAACCATAGAGTCCCATAGCCTGTCCAGCCTGTTGAATGCCACCTTGGTAAACGCTATTTGCATATGTTCTAGCCCTATCTTCACGGGTGTTCTGCATCTGATAAGAGTTCATAACCTCTTGAGCAACCGCTTGATTTCCAGAAAGACCTCTAGCCGCCATAGCCTGTCTAGCCGTCTGTTGGGCGTACTGTTCCTGCTGAGGGCTAAGATTACGACCATAATTTAAGTCATTAATAGCACTCTGTTGCATCTGAGCCGCCAGCATTCTAGTCTGTGGGTCTAAGGTCTGCTGGTAGGCTTGAGAAGCCATTTGACCTACCTGTCCATAGATTGGGGCTTGTGCTTGGGCATACTGGCTCTGTAGAGCCATAGATTGAGGGATAGCCTCACCGTAGAGGCTCTGAAGAGTACCCATCTGACCCATAAGGGTTTGTTGCTGAAGTTGCTGGTACTGTGGTGTATATTGACTTTCCAGACCAAGCAACTGGTCTTGGATTTGACCTTGAGACTTAAGGGCATCCTGCATCTCACCCAAATATGAGCGATTGGCAGGGGCTTGAATCTTTGTGCTACCACCTTTACCTATGCCACCAAGCATTGAAGCACCCATTCCAACAGCGGCAACGCCAGTCATAGCCGCAGTTCCAGCGGTAGCACCAAGCATTAATCCAATCGGAGCAAGACGAATTGTAAATAGTTTATTCATTAAAGTATGTTTCCAGTAAGTTGGATGTATCTGTTGTTAAGTTCTGTGACATTTCCTTTGCGGACAGCCCATTTTGCTTGGTTCTTCCAGTTGGGAAATCTCTTGATAAATTTTAAAGTTATATTCTTTCTGGCTTCTGTTGTTTTGAATATTCCATCCATTATGGATATATGCTTTTCCTTTTCCTGCTCTGGAGTGAATTCAGCGTCAGTAGGAAGAAGGTGTTTTACATCATTTGTAAAGACCCAATTTACAGGATAGGCTATAAGAAGTCCGTTTATACCCTTTTCATCTGATTCAAGAAACAGGCAATTCTTGCTAAATGCCCAACTGACATACTGACCTAACTCATCATCAGCCCAAGGAAATGCCTTTGTAGACTTTTCTTCTTGGGTCTTCTTGATAAAGGTTATGATGTCAGCAAGTAGCATATCACTTCAAGATGTCTGGCTTAAAGTTCTTAAGCCCGTTGATGTCATCTGGAAGAACAATCTTGGTAACATCTCGTAAAGCCTTCTTTTCAGACTTAATACGCTCTTGCTCCTCGATATCTCCAGATTCAAGTGCTCTGATATAGGCTAAATCAAGAGCCTCAAGACGAGGCTGACGCTCAAGTCTAAACTGGTCTAACTTGATATCCTTAGCCTTTGATATGTTAATTCTGATACTCATGTGGTGAATTCCCAAGCGTTACGGAAAGTGCGGTCAGAAGGAAGTTCAGAAGCATCAATAATCTTGAACTGAACTCCAGCAGGAACATCCTTTTGAGCAACTTGCTCAATTGTAAGTCCACAATCAATGACGGGAACAATGATAGCAACTCCACCTTCAGAGTTGGGGTAAATGATGATTTTATTGCTCATTGGGAAATTATAACAGAGTTGTAAAGGGAATCAATATATGTAAGTCCGCTTCCAGCAGGTATGAAAATGTTTCTGATACGAACACTTGAAGTTGTAAAATCAAGAGAGTGTGAAACTGACTGGGGATTTGATGTTGCCGCATCAGAAGAATGCGTGGCACAAGCGGCATAATTAGCAGAAGCAAGTGCTGTCGTGAAGTTAACTGTAGCATCTCCAACAGCATTATCTGTCACGCTAGTAACATTATACGAACCTCTGATAGTAAGCGTAGCCGCTGTGTTGTTATAATTAACCCAAGCCTTAATGTTATTATCAGCACGAACAAATGCAGTTGTAGCAATTTGTGTGGTATTTGTAAGGGCTGTGGCTGTAGGTGCTGTAGGAATTCCAGTAAGAGTTGTAGTTCCAGATACTGAAAGGTTACCAACAACCGTTGTATTGCCAGTTATCTTTGTAGCACCAACTACATCAAGTGTGCCAGTTGAAGATTGATTTCCATCAACATACAGATTTCCAGCAACTGTTTCATTTCCAGCAACCTTAGTAAGACCCTTTTTTGTATATGAAAGGGTTCCAGAGCCAGCGGTAGCCGCTGTTGTCATCACATATGTGAAAGAATTAGCAAGCGTTGTAGCAACTCTGAATGTGCCGTTATAGCCTGTTCCAGCACCTGTAATCAAGATAACCTGTCCAACTGTAAGAATATGACCAGTAGATGTAACTGTTACAGTAAGACCATCCGCAGAAGTATAAGAAACACCGCTGACAATAGTGCCGTCATTAGGAGTAATTAAGATATCGCTATTAGCACCACCAGCAATGGAAGAGGAAACAATAGGAAGATTAGAACCAATGATGTCAGATACAGCCGCTTCACGAAGAGCCGTAGCAGACAAGTCGTAGAGAAGCATCGAGTCGTTAGACGCAACTGTTCCAGCCGTTATGTTTGTTTGGTCGGTGATTGCCCCAGCAAGTAGGGTAGCAGAGTCAACAAGTTGGTTTAAACGAGCACCAGTTACCTGTTCCCCGTTTGTGAAAGTATCGCCTTTAGAAAATTGAGCCATTGTTATTGTTTAGAATTGTTAGTAGGCTTCTGTACCGTTGCATACACGGAGGAAGAACGGATTGAAGGTCTTAAATTTGTAGATGTATAAGTGAACTGTATCCCAGTTCCAATCTTTCTGATTCCATTTCTTCGGACAGAGTCTTCAGTAAATTCAGAACCAAACACATCAACAGTATAGGTTATATCTGGATTAAATACTTCTGCTACCGTTGTAATTTGAGAACCAGCATCTGCTATCAATTCCATTTCACAAGAACTGAATCTCTTGTCCTGCATTGTATTGAATCCGTATCTGCGAGTTTTTAAAACTGCAATAATAGGACTAGGAGTAAATGAAAGAGCATTAAGTGTGTCTGGAAGATAGAATGGAAGAATAGGAGTGCCAGCAGACTCATTGTATTCATCCCAGTTTAACTGCTCCATCAAGAATATGCCCTTGTCAGTATCGACTCCATATAGGCGTCTTTGGTTATCTTTTTTAGCAACCAAGAAATCAAACACATCAAAACCAGCAGGGAATGTATCAACAGATTCCCATTGTTTTAAAATAAAGTTATATACCAAAATAGCATTGTTATCGACAGAGGAATCAAGCGGTACTGCAAGATAGTACCTGTTGTTCCAATAGGAAGCAACTGCACGATAAGCATAGGTGCGATTAATACGCTGAATGACATCGTCAATAGGTGCTGAGATAGGGTCTGACATCGTCAGCAATTTCATAGACTCAGCCGATGCTGGCTGAGGTTGAAGGAAATATATACCGTTATCTGAAAGGAAGAATACACCTCCACCAGCCTGTACGACTGACTTTCTGGCAGAACAACCTATGTCAGTAGCAAGCGTCTTGATGTATGAGGTGGCTGAAAGCCCATCTCCAGAGGCATATCTGTCATTTCCAGTATTGATGTAGAAAATGCTGTTACGCATGAACACCAAGAACTCATTTAAAGTCCACGGTGCAACACCAACAACTTGGTCATTGCTTCCATTGTTGACCGTGAAAGCATCAACAGCATCCCATTCTGTAAAATCTAGGAAATTACTAACTGAAATTGTATCGTAATTACGAAGTGTATTTGTTTCAGCGTGATGCTTTCCTAATGCAATCATACGATTGGCATAGTATAGCATACCCGTGCAATTTGGGAATTTATGACCAGAAGACGGAGATATAGGTAATGTTGTTATTGAAACTCCTAAATCCCAAACAAGAGGACGATTAGACCATCCACGACTAATATATACCTTGTCTATAGCCGTAACAACATCACAACCATCTTGTGTAGTAATCGTCTCTCCAGACGGAAAATTAATCTTAGAAGAAAGCGATTCAGACTGAGGATTGTATGTGTATAATCCATCAGTTAGAACACAGATTATAATTTCCTGTCCTGTGCTATTTATGTAAGTACCAACACCATAAATAGTTTGACCAATCAAAGCACCAATAGTCTTGCGTTGCATCCCCTTTCGGACAGTTGCAATGCCTCTATCTAATCTAAAATTCTCAGACTGACTAACAAATCCAGTAGACAAAGCATTAGGATTATCACGGCTGTTAAGCCCGACAAACGCTATGTCTCCATCCTTCTGGTATTCATTAGGCATTACTTAGAAACAATGGAGTACCAAATTTCCTTGAGTTTTTCAGACCAGCGAACACCAACATAGAGACCACCTAAAAAGGCGATTCCAGATAAGAATAAGATAACCATATTAGCAAACAGCGTAAGCAATGTGGACATTAGTTGCGGCTGTATTAGAAATGCAACGGATGTGTCCGTTAAAGTTATCAAGCGTGATGTTCTGGTTAGGCTGGATGGTAAGACCAACGCCAGTAACAGAGTCAAAGCGGACTGTGATGATAGCCGTAGCAGACTGATTCTGGATGATGACTTTGACTCTACGGATAGGAGTCACAGCGGCATCAAGAAGGAGCGTGTCAGTAAGACCAACGCTGGTTGTCTGATGTGTAAAGCCTCTGATAAAAGGCTGGGTGAAGACGAAGTTAGGAGATGCCATTGTATTAGTAAGTGTTTGTCATGTTGATTTTACCGAACTGTCCCTGTTGACGCAGGAACTTGTCGTACTCTTGCTCAAGGACTTGTTGAGCCTTAGCCTCGATAGTAGCCGCTTCTTGAATCTGACCTTCAGAGACAAGCCAATTAGCGGAAGAACCCCAAGACATGAATGAAGAGAAGATATATGGAATATCTATCTTTGTCCAGTAATTAGGGTGAGTATTCGGATTTTGACCTGCTGTTGTGGAAGCCACAGTACAGATATAGAAATTGCCAGCATGGGGTTTTCCCAGAACTGGAACATAAGAGCCTGTACCAGAGCCAGAGTCAAAATAGACTTGGACATCTTGGTAGTAGACTACTGTTGGGCTGTAGAGGTCTCCATTGAGTTCTATGCAGTCCTTGCGATAAAGGCAATATCCATCACTAACGCCATTGCCAACTATTACTTTTCGCTCCGTACCGCTGTCGTATATCTGATACGCCAACTGCACAGCCTTTGTCGTTTCCTGCGGGTTCTTAGAGAACACACCAAGAATCTCATCAGCCTCTGTAACGGGCGTGAAGGAAGACACGCCATTGATATCCGTTGTCGTTGTGAATTGCACCAGTCGGCAGATATCTGCCCATTGGTTAGACTCCCAAGCCTCACGAATCCTAGAAGAACTGAAGTCACGAAATTGAGAGAAGGTCTCATGCGTGATATTATGTCTGTCGTTTCCAGAATACTGGAGAGCGTCAAATAGAATTTGTGAATAGTTTGCTGTTCTCATTAGGTGAGATATCCGTCCGCTGTAAAGATTGTGCCGTTAACACAAGTACGCTTGGCATAATTGGTAACGGCAGTTTCTGGGTTGTCCCGTAGGAATTCGTTTAGGAATGCATTGTCTTCCCAGCACTCGTACCCAAGACGCTGACCCCAGTAGTGCCACGCTTGAATAGGAATCTGTGCTTTCAACCGACCAACTCCTTCGATGTTATTAGCCTCGTTAGAGTGTCGAAAAACAGCGGATTGCTTCGCTGTGCTCTTGGCTTTGACTTCATCCATTCTCCAGCCATTGATGAGTTCCCTCTCCACCCTCTTGCGAAGGTGGGAGGGGATTGCATCAGCCAGACTTTGGATTATGTCTGACACCTCAGTTATTAGGCTGTGAAGTCGAAGACACCGAAGGCGAGGGGGTTGTAGACGCAGAGTCCAGCAACCGCTTCAATCATACGGGCTTCACCACCACCATTGTTAGGCAGGGAAGTCACACCAGCGACATTGCCACCATAACGCACTTCAACTTGGTCGAAGGGGATGACAAAACCAGCGAAGGTCGAGCCAACACCAGCGGTAGCGTTGAGGTAGTGGGAGGGGTGGAGGCGTAACTTACCGAAATCGCCTTCAAACACATCCACGGAGGAAATGTAAGCAGTCGAGTCCGCTTCACGATTAAGTGTGCGGATGGATGTCATCGGGGCTGTGCCTGTACCCTGCGAGGTCGTGAAGACGAGGTTCGTGAAGGCTCTCTTGAGGGCTGTGCCAACGAGAGCGTCATAATCCTTGTATTGACCAGTCTGGGAGTAGATACCTGTGAGGATATTCTGGACAACGGCTTCCGTGAGGTTGGCAGTACCAACTGTGGAGCGATTGGCAGAGGGTGTGCAGAAACCATCAGCAACAGGAAGGACAGTATCCTTTGTAGCGATAGGCTGGAGCCACTTGTTCAGACCACGGGTGAGGTAGGGGAGTGTGCCGTTATCCGCTTGAGCACCATTGTTGGAGCACATCGAGACTTCCATGTCACGCTTGATGGCTTGAATGCCCTTAGCGACATTGTTAGCCAGTTCGTCACGGACACCAGCGACTGTGGCGATATCCTGTGTGAGAGGAGAGACACGGACGGAGCGTCTGAAGATTTGGATGTAGTTGCTGAGTTCAGAGCGATAGACTGTCGAGCCGTCCTTGACATAGTTGTCATAAGCGGAGACATCCGTACCATCGACTGTGCCAGTCTGCTTAGGAGTAGGCAGAGAGTCGGCTTGCCATCTGAAAAGGGTGTTGCCAGGCTTGCTACCCTTCTTCGCCATAGAGGTGAAGGGGGTGTCCTTAGCATCAACGAGAGCGATGAGGTCAGCGAGTTCTTCTCTCTTGCCAGACGAGAAGGAGGGTTCTGTTAGATTTGCCATATTGGTATATAGTGTTTAGGGGGGGGTGATTACAGGAATCGTTTAGCGATTATAGAAGATAGGTCATCTCTGCTACCAGAAACAGTAAAACGCTTCTGTGCGGCTTGCGACTGTGCATCCTTTGCAGGAACACGGGCGGGGGCGGCTGAAGGTCTCGGCTGGGATGGGGCTTTTACAGGAGCACCAGAGGTTTTACCTTTGGTTTCACGGGCATTTACGCCACGGATATAATCTCCTAGCACCATCTTATAGTCGGGGAATCTCTGGATTTCTGGAAAATTCTTGATAAAGGATTCAGCAATTTGTCTTTCTCTTGCCGACTTATCCTTCCACCAAGGGTACTCCTTCGTTGCAACCTGCTCCATCTGGTTAAAGTTTTGGAGATATTGCATACGCTTCGGAAGGTGTTCCTCAAGGGCATCAAGGGCTTTAATCTTGATATTGCGGACTTCTTCAGCGGTGTACTCAGTTTCAGAACCATCTTTTCCCGTAACTACTGCACCATCGGGATTCATTTCGCACCAGCGTCTGATTTGCTTGGCTTGTTCAGCCTCACGGCTTACTTCGTCAATCGTAGACAGGTTAGCATACGGATTGTCGGCAGTAGGAGTCTGGGCTGGCTTGTTAGCCTCTTGCGACAGTCTCTCCACTTCTGACTTCAATCTTTCTACCTCTGCTTCAGCCTCTCTGCGTTTAGCGGAAAGTTTATCAATGCGTTTCTTGACTCCCTTGGGCAACCCACGCTCAATTTCATCATCTTCAGACTTGGTTTCTTCGGTTTCCTCGGAGTCTTCAGACTGGAACTGGTCGTTAGTTGTTTCGGTTTCTTGTGAATGAACATCGTCCTCAGAGGTCGCTTGAGCCTCCGAATCACCATTTTCTTCTGCGGGTGATTCCGCACTCGATTCCTTACCACCTAGGAACGAATCGCTAATTATCTCAGCGAGTTTGGATTGGTCGAAGGGAGTGGATGTACCTTCGTTTGTCGTAGCGTTATTTTGAGCCGTGCTAAGGTCGGCTTGATTGTCTGTATTCATTAGATAAGGTCTAAAGTCCTATAGGTTGTAGGCAGGGTGTTATAGTCCCAGAACTATCAGCCAGTTACGGCTAAATTTGTAAGTAAGCAAGAACTTCCTGTTTTAGATACCACTTTCCGACGGAGCATGGTCTTCTGAAGGTCTTCCTTGGTCTCTCAAGATATCGTTGCGTGTATTCACAAGGATTTCTTTAAAGGCTGTGAGTGCATCGGCTCTACCACAATGCCACGCTCTATCTTCTCCTTTATTTTCTTTAGAGACAGCGTTTGCAGTTTCAGAATCAATAGAAGCATCGAGCAGGAGATGGATGGCTTTCCAGAGTTCATTTTGTTTTTCAAAGGAAAATCCTACAATGATTTGTTGCGGGAAACTCATTACATTTGTTGCTCCTGCTGGGCTTGGGTTTCTTCAGCCTGTTTCATCTGCTGTTGCATTTGATTTCCAGCCTGTTCAGCAACAGGGGTTACACCAGTACGACCAATTTGCTTGTTTTGTTGCTGGCTAATAGACATCTGAAGATTCTTCATATAGTTCTCAAGGACAGCACGGAAGTGAGGGTCTGCTTGCATAGCCTGTTGAGCCTTCGGATTCTTACCCATAATATCTTGAAGATATTGCATCTTAGTAGCCGCAGATGGGTCGTTCTCGACATACTGTGCTTCGTTACCAAGCATCATCAAGCCAAGGTCAGATTGAATATCCTTATACAGTAACTGCGAAGCCGTGCCTGTATTGATGATGAGTTCTTTAGCCTTATCTGGGTCAATAGCCTCAATAGCCGCCTTGACTAACTTGTTCTTGTCAATAACGCCAGAGGAGTCGAGAGGAAGAACAAATTGCGTGATAGCCTTAAGTTTCTCGATTACAAAATTAGTATCAAGTTCACGCACATCGTACTTCACTTGGAAATCGAACATATTGCTGATGCTTGACATATTCTGAGGAAGAGGTTTACCAGTAATGCTTTCAATTTCTTCGGGTTGCATATACTGCAACATCAGAGAAAACACCATAGCAAAGGACTCACTCCAAACATCAAGCCAGTTGTTGATAACAAACTGCTGAGTAGTCTGTGTCTTCTGTGGCATGATATTCGGATGAGGAAGTCCGAAGTACGAAGCGTGGTTCATTTCAACTCTGTCAATTAGGCTAAACGCTGTGCCAGCATCTCCTGTAGGCGTAGGCATAAAACGATAGTCATCAGCACTTGTAACAGGCAGATGTACCCCCGGTGCAATCTTATTTATACCACCAAGTCGCTTCTTAACAAGAATAGGTGGCAGAGTGGTGAATGCTGTTCGGTCACGGATGGCATCATGCTGTGCCTTGATTTCTTCTTGGTCGGTTTGAGCAATTTCTGGAACTCCTCTAGACTCCATAATCGCTCTACGAGTGCGTTCTCTTCGATAGATAACGAAAGGATATTTGTTATGTGCATATCCCAGTAATCCGTGCGAGGCAAAGTCTTCACTTCCTGCCTGTGGACAGAAAATAGTTTGGTAGATTCCTTGAATGTTGTTTTCATCAATGAGTCTGGAGTAGGAGTAAACAAGTTCGATTAGATTGTCCTGTCGGCTGACTTGGAAGTTAATTAAGGCGGCGGCGGGGAGAAGATTAGGGTCATTGAACTGCGACTGCATCCCCATACAATTCACGGCTTGTTCAACAAAAGAAGCAGACCAGCCTTCCATTTGAGCCATAGCACGAAGTTCGACTTCAGTCACATAGGTTCTACGGAATACGACTCTAGCCTTCTGAATTTCAATGGTTTCGGGAGGGAAAGAGATTTCATCATACGGCTTGAGGGCAACAATCAGAGGCTGGTTTTTGCAGATAAAAGTTTCTGGAATATTAGCGTGTCCATCTGTACGGAGTTCACGGACAGCCTTCTTAACTGCCTTTGGCTCAACAGTTTTCAGATACTGCATGATTAAATCAACAGCATAATCTTCCTGCTCTGGATTCATAATGGCGGCTGGCAAATCCTTGATTGTTGCTTCTGGGTTCTGTTGAACAGCCTGTTGAACCATAGACACAAGGTCATCCATACGGATAGTCTGAAATCTTGTTCCCATTTCCTGTTCCCAAATAACATGAATTCCAGCCCAGCCATACTGAGTTCCATACTGAGCAAGGAGTTCTGCTTCTTTACGGACTTCGGAACGAATGCGAGACTCAAGAAGCCAAGACATTAGCACATTAGCAGTAGCAGAGTTTTCAGAATCAGAAAATTCAGTACCCTTGACCTTAATCTGGCATCTATCAAAAGTTGTGACCATCATTGACACAAGGTCGTTAATAGTTCTATCCACAAGACGGCAACGAACATCAGAAGCACCTTCAAACGGGAAAGCCCCGTCACCATTCATTCGGTCTTCGCTATGTTTCTTGCCATCAGAGGTCTGTCCAGACCAACGAGCAAGGCGAATATCATCATTTTCAGCAATATTAGCAGTATTTCCACCATTTTGTGTTGAACGCTGATATTCCTTGTAAAGATAAGGGATATTCGGGGTATCGCTGGCAAAAACCAGTTCGTCCTCGTTGTTTTTATAGGATTTCATTTAGAATTTTAAGTAAATCGTCACGGAAGTAACGCTTGTGACCACCTTTGGTGGTGAATGTTCGTACTTGACCTTTAATGGCAAGGGACTCAAGCCTTTTTCGTCCGAAACCAGTAAATAGCATCGCTTTCTGACGAGACAAGAGGGCTGGAAAGAAGATTTCCATTAGTAACTTCCTCCACCCCACGATTGCATTGAGTCCCCACCTTGGTAAATTGGATTCATAACCATCAAGTATCTGAGGCAGTCGATAGGGTCTTTGGTTGCTCCCTTTTCTCCGTCTGCTCCAGTCCACTCCTTGATGCAGTATATTAGATTTTGACATGACTCGCTGATATAAAGTTTAGGTTTGTTCAAAGGGGATATTTCTTGATTCATATCATAGGACAGTCCGTCATTAATTAAAGCAACTCCTTGTTCAATACGAATACCTGCGGCTGGCTGGAAATGCATTGGTGTTTCTCCATCATCAAGCATATCGATTAGAGTAGTGCCTCCGTCTTCTGTTACAGCCTTAGAGCCACCTGCACGGGGGTCAATGTAACGCTCCCAGATGTCTTCACCCTTCTCTAAGTCTAGAATGAGAGTCTTGTATTCCGCAAGAGAGCGTCCAGCACCATTACGCTGGGCTGTGCCAGCCTTACCATCGGGGTCAGCCGAAGGCAAAGCCCATTCACCATCGGACGAATCTGGGAACTCACGATAGACATACATATTTCCAGATTTATCAACTCGCATCCAAAGCATAAACCAATTTCTAGCACCCGCAGGGTCAATAACCATATAGTTCGTGCCTTCTTCTGGAACTTGCTCTGGCTTGACCACATTGACTTCTTGAGTGAATCTAGGGAATTGACTTCCGCTGATATTATCTGCCCATCCGTAGGCTCTGATTTTGACTTCATAAGGTTTCTTTCCTGCCAGCGTTTTCTTTAACTGCTCAAAAGGATTATACGGGTTAAGTTGGCTATGGAACCACATAACTGCGGCAGGACGGACATAGGACTTAGCCTTGTAAGGCATCATCCCTCTGGGGCATCCGTTTACATTTATGTTGTCGGGCAGAAGGGGAGAGGGCTTGTTCTCCAGAATCTTTGCTCCGCTTACATACTCCTTTACAACGCTACTGTAACCCGTGATTGGAGTGAAGGTTGTGATTAACTTACCGAAACGAGTAACGATACGATATCTCAGCGTTTCAATCCAATCTAAAGGGACAAGTTCATCGCACCAGATTAGGTCAACTTCACCACCTTCAATGACATCTCGTTTCTGAGCGTAGTTCATAAAGAAACATTGGCTCTTATTCGGGAGAATGAATGTGTTGTCGCTGAACCCATTCTTTTGGGTGTACTGAACATTTTGAACTTTGTTCTTCTTGAGGTCTTTGAACTCAGAAGGCAAGTACTTGAAGATGACAGGTTGTTGCATCTGGATACTAGATTGATTCGTAGTATGTAGACACCACACTCTAGCATCTTTCGTATTGATAAGCGTCTGAACGACTCTTTTAGCCGCCCATTCCGTTTTGGACGCTCGGTTACCACCAAGGATGAGAACTTCGTTGTTCTCCTTTAGCAACTGGTCGGCTTCTTTCCAATGTGGTAAATCGAACCCATGCCTATATGGGTCAAGTTTTTCTGCGAGGATTTTATCCTCTCTTAAGTTGAGAATCTCAGCAACCTTCTCTGCTCCCACCTTATCCGCAAGTTTCTTGATGTCATCCTCGGAAGGAGTAACAAGTATCGGATGCGGTGTCGGAGAGAAAGCCATATTAGTTCTTGGAAGGGGATGTCATCTTCGTCTTCAATGTCATCTGAGCCTTCCACGGGTTCACTTCTTACCCTTTGTTTTGTATTTACAGGGGGTCATCTTCTTAGACCCACCCTTATAACTTTCACGCTCCATCTTCTTTTCCATCTTTTCGTGCATCTTTTTTTCGTGCTTCATAGGTTTTAAAAAATTTTTATATTAGTACTTTCCGTTGAATCTCGGATGTCGCACGACCACCCATCGTGCTCCGTCCCAGCGGACATCAACGGGCATACCGATACCGAACTTCAAGGATTCACGGCAGAGTACATTGTGCTGTTTGCCGTCAATCATCACTCCGATGACACGGGGGTTCTTGAACTTGCAGAATACTGTGCCACTCTTCTGTTCTGGGGAGGCAACAAATTCTTCTTTAGCAATGCCTAGGTTCTCACGGAGGAGAGCGATGCCGTTCTCAGACCATTCGACTTCCCAGAGATGGCTGGGCTTGCGGGACTCGATGCGAGACCAATGAACGCCTTCCTCGTAGGAGGTACGGAGTTCTTTGAGCAAGTCTCTAGAGAGACCAAGAGCGAGCGACAAGGCTTTTTCTTTCATGTGCTGTTTATCTACGAATTAAGATTACTGTCAACTAAAAATGGGGGCGGCTGGATTTGAACCAGCGTTTCTTCCGTTATGAGCAGAGTGTTCTGACCTTTGAACTACACCCCCGAAATATGCAAGAGGCGGGACTTGAACCCGCAAGCCGTGGGGCAACTGATTTTAAGTCAGCCGTGTATACCATTTCACCACTCCTGCTAGAAATAGTCTTGCAGGGACTTGAACCCCGACAGAAAGAACCAAAATCTTTCGTGCTACCATTACACCACAAGACTGTGAATCGACCCTCCAAGAATCGAACTTGGATGACCCGCTTAGAAGGCGGGTGTTCTATCCGTTGAACTAAGGGTCGTAAAGGCTCTAGGGGGTGGACTTGAACCACCAACGCCCGAATTAACAGTTCGGTGTTCTACCATTGAACTACCCCAGAAAAAGGAGAGTGGGATTGACCAGTATAAATATCGTTGCTACTAGTTTACGCTGTGAGCCATTGATGAACCTATCAACTTATTATACTCAGCCTGTGACCAGACTGCACTCAAATGGAGCCTTGTGTTGGGATTGAACCAACGACCTTCTGTTTACAAAACAGACGCACTACCGCTGTGCTAACAAGGCAAAGAGTCCGTTCCTTCGTTTACTTCAGGTCTGTATAGATTTAGGTTGATACGGACGCACTAGTGGCATCCAAGGAACTAGGGCTTGATATCAAAGCCTGTTGTTATCCTTGCATTGTCTCTGCGTACCCACGGCATAGAGCCGCAAGCCTGTTCAGCCGTAACATACCGTACGCTTCATCGACTTTGCATTATATACCCTCCATGTCTACCTCTGGACTTTCACCAGATTACGAGGTAATTAGCCTCACGGATTAAATCAAAGAACACATATGTATTCATTGACTCTTCTCTGATAGTCAATCCGAATCTTTACGAAACATTTAAATCCCTTCCCCCAGAATTGGGGGACTGAGGGGGTGAAGCCACGGGGATTACTAAGGGGTTTACTTATCCTTGTGTCAAGCACCGAATACTTCGTAGTGAATTAGTTCCGTTCACACGCTCTACACAGTCTCTGCTTGACTGAAGACCTTTTCACTCCCCTAATAACCCCTAGGACGCTCCTACAAGTAGTCGCTTCAAGTCTACCTGTGATGCTTTTTGGTATAAAAAAAGTATCTGATGGGATGGGTTCATATAGCACCCTAGCAAAAAGATAAAGAACCCCCCCGCCCTAGGGGGGATAGTGCTTTATTATAGAATAGTAA